TGTAAAAGTAATGAAAAAAGCAGTGGAGTATTTAAAACAATTTAAATAGGGTAACGACCTCGTAAGAGAGTTACAACAAGATGGCTAAACAAATAACAACAGGCTATATACCAAGAGCACCACAAAAAGAAATACACAAGATGGTTAAAGACAATCGCTTCAGTGTCGTGGTTGCTCATAGACGGATGGGTAAGACAGTTTGTGCTATTAATCAATTGATACATAGTGCGTTGAACTGTGATAAACCTAATCCTAGATTTGCTTATGTCGCACCGACCTACAATCAAGCTAAAAGAATTGCATGGGATTACCTGCTAGAATATACAAGACCTTTAGAAGCTAAAGCCAACATTGCTGAACTGCGTGTAGACTTTATGGGCAGAAGGATAAACTTGTATGGGGCAGATAACCCTGACAGTCTGCGTGGAATCTACCTAGATGGGTGCGTTCTTGATGAAATTGGGAACATTAATCCTACACTATTCACAGAGATTGTCAGACCTGCACTAGCAGACCGACTCGGCTACTGCGTAGCAATGGGTACACCTAAAGGGCAGAATCATTTTAAAGACTTGAGAGATAGAGGGTCAAGAAGTGAGGGTTGGGAGCTATTAGAATTTAAATCTTCTGAAACAAAAATTGTAGATAAAGACGAATTACTCGCTGCTAAAGCAGAGATGGGTGATGATAAGTATGCTCAAGAATTTGAGTGTAGTTTTAACGCTCCAGTAGAAGGTGCATATTACTCATCTATTATTAATGACCTAGAAGAACAAAAACGAATTATAGATATTTCTAAAGACGAACTAGCAAGGACATATACTGGCTGGGATTTAGGTATGTCAGACTCTACTAGCATATGGGTAGCACAAGTAGTCAATAAAGAAATACGATTGATAGATTTTGTAGAAAATCATGGTGTAGGTCTTGATTACTATGTAAATTGGCTGCGAGAACATGACTATATGTACGCAACACACATACTACCTCATGATGTCGCTGTAAGAGAGCTAGGCACAGGTAAGTCAAGAAAAGAGATGTTAGAAGAAGCAGGTTTAAACATCACAGTTGCAACCAAGTTATCAGTTATGGATGGTATTGCAGCAGCAAGACAAATATTACCACGCTGCTGGTTTGACAAAGATAAAACAAAACAAGGATTAGATGCAATACGGAACTATCGTAGAGTATTTGATGAAAAAAGAAATGTATTTCATGACAGACCTTTCCATGATTGGGCATCACACGCATCTGATGCGTTTAGATACCTAGCAGTTGGTATGGATGAGTCCCCTATGGAAGCATGGACAAAACCACTAGAGATAAACACTTCATGGATAGTATAAATGGCATACAATAAAGAAAATATGAATAGCAAGGAAGATAATGTAGAACTTGCTAACCTAATAGATTCGCATATTAACGACTCATTAGGTTTTATAGAGACTGAAACTTCTCAAGAAAGACAGATAGCACTAGAATATTACTTGCGTGAACCTTATGGCAATGAAGTAGAAGGTCGTTCACAAATAGTGACTGGTGAAGTTGCTGAAGTAGTAGATGGTGCACTTCCACAAATTATGAAAGTCTTTACTAGTAGTAATAAAGCTGTAGAGTTTGAGCCAGTTAATCAAGGTGATGGTGCTCTAGCAGAACAAATGACTGCCTATGCTAATCACATATTCTATAAAGATAACAATGGCTTTGAAATCATGCACGACTGGTTTAAAGATGCACTGTTGCAAAAAGTAGGTGTAGTAAAAGCATATTGGAATGACAAGAAAGATACAACAACAGAAAAATATCAGAATCTGACAGAAGATGAATTAACAATGATTATGCAAGACGAAGAAGTAGAAATCGTTGAGCAAGAAGAAGTAGAAGAAATAATAGAACAAGACCCACAACCAGCAGTAGACCCAATGACAGGTCAACCTGTAATGGATGAGATGGGTATGCCTATGATGATGGAAGTACCACCTATTGTAAATGTTTACTACAATGTAAAATGCAAACGCACTAAAGACTACTCTAAAATTAAGATAGAGAATGTAGCTCCAGAAGAATTTTTAATTGATAAAAGAGCAACAACAATAGAAGATTCTGATTTTGTAGCACAAAGAAGTTTAGTAACTCGTTCAGATTTAATAGCAATGGGGTATGACTCAAAAGTTGTTGAAACATTACCTATGGGTGATACATTAGATTTTACACCAGAGAGGGTAGCGAGATATGGTGCAGGTGAGCAACCTTTTAATACTAATGACTCTAATGATGAATCAATGGAATTGGTTGAGTATTACGAGTGTTATGTAAAAACTGATTTAGACAAAGATGGTATAGCAGAACTTCACAGAGTTTGCTACGCAGGTAATGAGGTATTAATGAGTGAGGAATGTGACTATGTTCCTTTCCATAGTGTTTGCCCTATTCCTATTCCACACAAATTTTTTGGACAATCTTTAGCAGACAGAGCAATAGACCTACAGTTAATTAAGTCTACAGTTACCCGACAAATGCTAGACAACTTATACTTAACTAACAACTATCGTGTAGGAGCAGTAGAAGGTCAAGTTAATCTTGATGACTTACTCACATCTACAGCAGGTGGTGTAATTCGTATTAAGAATCCTAATGCGTTAGTACCAATGACAGTGCAATCTAGTGCAGCACAATCATTTCCTATGTTGGAATACCTAGATGGTATTCAAGCAAAACGAAGTGGTGTATCAGATGCACAACAAGGTCTTGACCCTAACCTTCTACAAAATGTAACAGCAACAGCAGTCAGTGCTATGACATCTGCATCACAAGGTAAGCTAGAGTTGATAGCTCGTATATTTGCAGACACAGGTGTAAGTACATTGTTTAAAGGTATTATGGCATTAGTATGTAAGTATCAAGATAAAGAAAGAATTATTAAAATTAACAACTCTTTTGTTCCTATGAACCCTAGAGAATGGGACACAGAATATAACATTACTGTTAATGTTGGATTAGGCACAGGCGGTAAACAAGAACAACTAGCAACTATGCAAATGATTCTTGCTAAACAGGAAGAAGTAATTAAAGGGTATGGTTTAAACAACCCGTTAGTTAATATTAAGCAATACAGAGATACACTTGCAAGATTTGTAAACATGGCAGGCTTTAAAGACGACAGTCAGTTCTTAATGGAAATATCAGAAGAACAAGCTATGCAAATGGCTCAAGCTGCTGCACAAGCTCCTAAACAAGAAGATAGTAATACTAAAGCTGCAATGATTTTAGCAGAAGTAGAAAGAGAAAAAGCACAGATGAAGATGCAAGAGCAAATGGCTAAACTAGAATTAGAGAAGCAGAAAACAGAACTTAAAATGCAAAAAGAAATGTTAGAGCTTCAACAAGAAAAAATGGAGTTTGAAAAAGAAATGGCATTGCGTGAGTTAGAGCTTGCACAAAAGTCAGCTAACGACAAACAAAAAACAGATATAAGTAAAACTTCAGAAATTATAAATTCTTTAGAAAAAATACAAAATATAACAACACCTAAACTATGAACAAATCAGAAGCATTTAGAAATCTTCTACAAAGCCAAGAATTACTAGACGAAGTAGAAGCAATGAAAAAAGAATTAACAGACCTAATTATTAATTCTGATGATGATGAATCAAGCGTAAGAGAAGCAGCTTATGTCAGAATCAGAACTATCAACGAACTTATGGCTCGTTTTGAATCTATCGCAAAAGATGATGAGATTAAAGACAAGGCATGGAAAATAATATAGACATTTAGTCTGTATGGGAAAGCCACACCGAGATGGCATAAGGAAATAAAATGAGTGATGACACCATGACTTCCGATACAACGGAAAGTGGAAATCTAACAGTAACAGATGCAGCTTCAGCTATTGAAGGTATGCTATCTAGTACAGAGGACTCCACACAGGAACAACCAGAAGTAGTAGAAGAAGAAACCGAAGAAGTAGAAGAAGTAGAGGAAACTGAAGTTGAAGAAGAGGCTGAACCAGAAACGGAAGAAGCTGAAGAAGAAACTGAAGAAGACTCCGAAGTTGAAGAACCTGAAGAAGTTGAGGAAGAACAAACTTTCACCATAAAAGCAGCAGGTGAGGAAAAAGAAGTTACCCTTGATGAACTAAAGAAATCTTATCAACTCGGCTCTGATTATACTAAAAAGACTCAAGAAGTAGCTGAACAGCGTAAAGTCATAGAGCAGGAAGCTAAAGCTATTATTGAAGCTAGACAAGTTAGAGATAACTATTCACAAAAATTGCAAGCAATAGAACAATTCTTAAATGGACAAAATGACAATCCAGCAGAATTAGCTGCAATGAAAGAGAACGACCCAGTAGGATATGCAGTTAAGGTCGCAGAAATGACCGAAAAAAAAGAACAATTACAAACAGTTCAAGCAGAAAGGATGCGAATTGCTCAAGAGCAAAAAACGCAAAATGATGCTCAAATGCAACAGTTTGTAGAACAGGAACAAATTAAACTAGCAGAATCCTTACCAGAGTTTTCAGACAAAACGAAAGGCGAACAAGTCAGAAACGACATTCGTAGCTACGGAAAAAAGGTTGGTTTCACAGACGAAGAATTATCACAAGTCTATGACTCTCGCCATGTATTGGTATTACATAAAGCAGCACAGTACGATAAATTAATGGCAGGTAAAGCTGGTGTTAAGAAAAAAGTCGCTAAAGCTCCCAAGATGGTTAAGTCTGGAGCTAAAGTAAAGCAAACAGTAACCGATACGC